ACCTCACTCGCGCGGACCTCACTCGCGCGGACCTCACTCGCGCGGACCTCACTCGCGCGGACCTCACTCGCGCGGACCTCACTCGCGCGGACCTCACTCGCGCGGTCCTCACTCGCGCGGACCTCACTCGCGCGGTCCTCACTGACGCGGTCCTCACTCCGATTCGTGACGACCTCTGGGCGGTGCTGTCCGCAGCACCAAAGGAAGTCGACGGACTTCGCAAAGCGCTTGCCGAAGGGCGCGTAGATGGCTCGACCTATCAAGGCGAATGCGCCTGCCTAGTGGGCACGATCGCTAATGTGCGTGGCGTGAATTATGAGCAGCTCGGAATTCTACAGCCGAGCTCGTCACGTCCGATTGAACGCTTTTTTATGGGCATCAAGAAAGGAGATACGCCCGAGACGAATCCGGTCTCGAAATATGCGCTCGCATGGACGGATGAATGGCTCTCCAACATGCGCGATGCGTTCGCGGTGAAGTGATCTCAAGCGCGACACCATGACCATGTTCAGAGATGACGGTTGGCTTGTTGTGATTCTGCTTGTGCTTTTCCTGGCGCTTGTGTTCTTCGTTTTTGGCTTTGGAATGTCCGAAGATCAAATCATTTCAAAATGCGAAAAGCTGGGTCAGTTCCAGACCGAGTTAAAGGTCTATGAATGCCGCGTAGTGAAGCCATGACCCACGTACTCATACCGCAAGAAGCCCGCATCCCGCGCAAGCCCGTGCTGATCGAAGCGCGCCACATACGCGAGAGATTGTGGTTTGTGTTGATTGTGAACGGCACAGCTACGCACGCATTTCGCACTTGGCCGGAAGCATATCGAGAGCAGCGGGCAGCGCTGCAGGAGTTGCAACAGTGAGCGCCGAGCTGAAACACATCCCCGTGCTTGAGCCGATCAAGCGCCGCGTCATCCGCACCGCCACGCAGATGAATTACGACCATACCTCATATACAGACATGGAGCGCTGGATAGATAACAACATCGGCAAGCTCCGCGAGCACTTCCAGGAGCTGCAGGAAGAGCTAGGCGAGGAAGAAATCACCGACTTTCCCGAGTTCTGCGCTATTCAGTACGACCTATGTGAGCAGCAGGCCGCGTGGGTATTGGCAGGTAATCGCAGCATGCGGGGTGCGCAGTGAATCTCTATCGCCGCATCAACAACTGGGCCGAACGCCATCCCTTTATAGGGTGGATTGGCACTGCGGTTGTGGCTGCGCTTCTTATCTGGCTGGTGACGCGATGAATATCAAAGTGATTATTAGCGGAAAGGTCATTGAAGTTGGACGACTCACCGAAGGCGACGGCATTGTCATCGAGGTTGATGGCGAAACAGTTTGTCTCGCCGGTCTTACACCAGAAGAGACAAAAACTCTTGGCCATTTATTAGATAAGCCAGTGACTTTGACAATCGAAGGTTAGTTCTATGACCGTCAACTTCAAAATGTTCGTCCCGTCCGCGCTCGCAAGAGCACCGCGCGTGCCGTTCCATTACTGGAATACAACGACGACCACACAGGATTTCTCACGATACGACTCGCCGCCGCCGAATAGGCGCTCGAGAGTGAAAGTGATTAGGAGGCCGAGAGCATGAACGCAGTTGTAGATTTTCAGCAAGAGAAAGCACAGGACAGCACTGCATTGATGGCCCTCATCAATCGCGTTGCAGTCAGTCCTGACTACGATGTAGCGAAGCTCGAAAAGCTCCTCGATCTTAAAGAGCGTTGGGATGCCGAGGAGGCGCGCAAGGCATTTGTGGCGGCTATGGCTGCATTCAAATCAGAGCCTGTTGAAATTCTAAAGACGAAGCTCGTCAATATCCCAGGCGGTGCCAAGTTCAAGCATGCAACGCTTGCCGATGTGGTGGATGCTGCATGCGCAGCCATGGGTAAGCATGGGCTATCCCACAAATGGGAAACAAAACAGGAAGGCAACAGCATCACTGTTACTTGTGTTCTCACGCACGAGGCTGGTCATAGCGAGAGTGTGACGCTTTCAGCGCCACCCGATGACTCAGGTAAGAAAAATGCAATTCAGCAGATTTCTTCCACTGTCACATATCTACAGCGCTATACGCTCATAGCGATTACCGGCCTTGCCGCAAAGGATATCGACGACGACGGCAACGGAGGTAACAAAAAGGAAACGCCTGCCGCCCCAGAGGGATATGAGAACTGGAGGGCAGATATGACAGCGCTTGCCGACGAGGGAATGGCGAAGCTAACGGAAACATGGTCCAAGTCCAATTCCGATTACCGCCGCTTTGTCATCAAGAATGACGAGGACTGGTGGGCTACGACCAAGAACAAGGCAGCCAAGGTGACGCAATGAGTTTTTCCGCGGAGAAGCTTGGGCAATTGTTTGATCTCAGGAGGGGCGGGGTTCTTGTTTGGATCGCCCCCTCGAAGTACCACAAAAATGTGGCCGGAAATATTGCCGGTACCCCTATTCCCAATAAATCTGGGAAGCAGTACTGGCACGTTAGTATCAACGGTCGAAAGTACAAGCGATCGCATCTCGTCTATTGCATGACCACTGGTCGCTGGCCGCAAGAGCAGATAGATCATATTGATGGCAATTCGCTGAATGATGATCCATCCAACCTTCGAGAGGCGACACACATGCAGAACATGTGGAATCTCAAGAGGCGGAAGAGGCGTCTCGCGCTCCCAATGGGCGTTAAATTATTGGCCAGCGGGCGATATCAAGCACGCATCCGGGTAAATAATAAGTGCTTAGCGCTGGGGTCTTTTGAGACATCCGAGATGGCAAGCGCCGTCTACCAGTCGGCGCGGAAGCAACATTTTGGGGAGTTCGCATGAAATTCACGATAGTGGATGCCGAGCAACGTTCAGAGGCTTGGTTCCGGGCTCGAGCTGGTCGGCTAACAGGTTCGCGAGCGAAAGACATGCTTGCAAAGATCAAGACTGGCGAAGCAGCAGCGCGGCGCGACTACCGCATGCAGCTCGCATGCGAACGCCTCACTGGCGTGCCGATGGAGGACGATTATATTAACAAAGAGATGCAGCGCGGCATCGACAAGGAGCCGGATGCGATCGGCGAATACGAAGCTGACACGGGCCTTCTGGTACAGCGCACTGGCTTCATTTGTTCCGATGACTTCTTGGCTGGCTGCTCATTAGATGGGCATATCGGCACTTTCGATGGAATCCTCGAAGTTAAATGTCCCAAGTCAACGACGCATATCGCCTGGATGAAGGCCGGCGTTGTTCCGAGCGAGCATCTGCCACAGCTCAAACACAATTGTTGGATCACCGGCGCAAAGTTCGCCGACTTCGTGAGCTTCGATGACAGGCTTCCAGCTGGGCTGCAGTTCTTCCGCGTGCGCTATATGCCGAGCGAGAAAGATCTGCTTGAGTACGAGCTAGCTGCGAGCCTATTCCTCTCGGAGGTCGAGGAAGAAGTTAAAGCACTCGCCGCGCTGAGGGCCGCATGAGATGGAAAGTACCGCCGCACATGCCGGGCTTCTCGAATCCTTGGCTACAAGCCAAGAAAGAGATAGCGCGCTTGGAACGTCTGTGCGACGAGAAAGACGAGCGCATACGGGAATTGGAGAATGAAAGGCTTCATCAAGAAAACTCTGAATGGATGGGTCCCAGCCGACGAACAGGCCAAGACAATCCATAGCAAAGAGAAACTTGGTCATGTGTACCGAGCAGATATTGTGCAGCCGCGTAACTACCGTCATCACTGTCTTTTTATGGCGCTCATGGATCTAACGTTTCAGAACCAAGAGGTATACCAAGATGATTGGGCGTTCCGCACCGCTGTTGCTTTGGAGGCGGGCCATGTTCGCCAATTCATCACGTTGGACGGAGAAGTGGCGCTCCTGCCGCTCCGCTACAGCTACGACGATATTCCAGACGAGCAAGACTTTTCGAAAGCGTTTGGGGCGGCGATGACGGTCTGTGCTCGCATCCTGAAAATGAACGATCTTGAAGAGCTTGAGGCGGAGGTCTCTCGTTACGCGGACGAACACTACGGACGCGCCGCATGAATAAATGGACGAAAGCTGCTAACGGCGAGCCCTGCGTGAAGTGCGGAAGTATCGGAACGACCGTACTAGCGCATTACAGCGGCCCTCGTCAGCACGATTACGGCAAAGGCAGGAGCATTAAAGGCGCTGACTTGATCGGCGCGCATTTATGCAATGGGCCGGGATCATGTCACGAGTACTTCGACACTTACGAATCGGATAACGACTGGGAACGTTCTGAGGAATTTCTACACTGCGTCGCAATGACGATTATCCGTCTAGTACGCAAAGGGTTAATCAAATGAGTGACCTCATGGCCGATGAGAAGCTCTTATCGCTACTCGCGTCTGCACGTTGGTACGTGAATGTATTTGATCCACGTACACCTGAAGAGGACTTAGATAGGGAGGCACTCTTGGGCGAGATCGATATGGTATTTCCACCATCCGAACCGCTACCAGAGATGTGCGGCGAACAGTATTGCTGCAGACCCAAGGGCCATGACGGAGCGCACGATGACATCCCCTTCTGATTCTCTTTCTTCTGAGACTGATGTCTTTCGGTGCCCTAAATGCGGAGGCATCGCTACCGAGTCAATGGCGCTCGCTACTCGCCGCGTGCTGGGCGGCTACTTCTGGCATTGCACTTTCCCCGAAGACCCAACAGTCGATTGCATGTTCGAGGGTCCAGTTAAGCCGACGAGTGCCGAGGCTTTGGCAGCATGGAACGAGATACCCAGATGAGCGAAAGTCATCTCACCAAAGATGAGATCGCCGACTACGAAGAGTATTGCGAACAGGAGACCGAGCGCTGCGACCACGGAGTATTGAGAAGTGAGCGCTGCGATGATTGTTTATGGAGACCGGAATGGGATTACCCAGAAATAGTAGTGCCGCGATGAGCGAACAATTTCCCAAAGAGACCCCCACCGAGCTCGTTGAACGCTTGCGTACTAGATACGAATGCACAGCCGGATTTACTCGCGAGATATTTATGCCTGAAGATCGTGTGTTAGACCTCATTGCGGCAGCCAAAATCGAATCGCTACAGCGCGAGCTGGCAGAGCAAGAAGGAAAGGCCGAGGAGTGGAAACGCACGTATCTCAATGAGACTGCCATCACTATTCGACTTGAGCGCGAGCTGGCGCAGGCGAAGGGACAGCTTGAGGCTGCCGAGCAGCACATAAAGATTCTGTGCGATTCGGTAGCACAGTTCGAACCGCACTCCGCTCTTCGCAAGATTGTAGACCTACAAGCTGCAGATGATGGTCTATGGTTTGAGGCTCGCACCGCATCCGAGGCGTATCTGCAGCAGGAATTGCGCAAGCTGCATGCCGCTATTGAGGCTGAGCCAGCGAAGCCAGAGAGCGAACCGAAAGACGGACCGTGGGAGTTCGATCGGTATCACCACGGCCGACTGATGGCCGAGGGAGTAAAGATTCATCGCGCCAAATCGTTCGCTGATGCGATGGCTGATGCGGCCGCTCTGACAAATCCCGGCGATGTTTTGGTGTGGAGATCTTCTCAAACGAAGCAAGACGACGACTGCCAGCATGATTTGCTTAGGCCAGATACCACTATCGAGGTCATCGACCCGTACAAGGCCAAGTGCAAAACGTGCTTTAACTTCTTTGACCTTCCAGGCAGACCGCAGTCGGAAACGGAAGCGGCTCCAGCAAAGGGGTCGTATGGCGGTGA